CCTTCTTCGATCATCCCGAAGATTATGTCCTCTTCGAAGTCGGCACTTTTGACGACGAAACTGCAGTGCTTTCTCCCATTACTCCTATCAATCACGGCTTAGCCGCTTCATACAAAAAGGCATAACAATGATCGGTACATCTCAATCTCATTACAGCGGCAAGCATCCCGAGTACTGCACCATGTCCACCAAACCAGCCATCGGAAAACGATGGCTTGACAAGCACATCGATCAGGTCTACCGCCGTGATCGAATCGTCGTAAATGGGAAGGAACAACTCCCTCCCCGCTATTACGACAAACTCCTGCGTCGATCCGACGCAAACAAGTACGACAAAGTCAAAGCTATCCGCTCTCCTGACTTTAAATTCACGCCCGTTGAGGGCAAAAAAAAACTCACGCTAGAAANTCAGCGTGAGCAACGATTCAACCGTACTAAAAAACGCCTCTCCGTCCGAGAGGAAGTTCAAACCGAAAAAAACAAATTCTTTAAAAGGAACCTCTAATGCAAACCTTACCAGTTTTCTCGATCTACGATTCAAAAGCTAAATTTTTCGGCCAACCTCATTTGCAACAAAATGCCGATGTTGCTCTTCGTGCTTTCTCTAACGCTGTTAATACACCCGGTAACCCGATTTATGAACATCCGGAGGACTATTCCCTCATCGAGATTGGTACTTTCGATGACGAAACCGGTGTTCTTTCTCCAGCTCCTCACACCAATCACGGTGTTGGTTCTTCCCTCGTTAAATCTCCTCAATAAGGACATATATGTTCGGTCAATCACACTCATCTCCTTCGGTCATGAAACACAGCTTTTCACAGGTTCCGAAGGTTCAAATTCAACGATCTTCTTTCGATCGTTCACATGGCCAGAAAACTACGTTTGACGCTGGCCTTCTCATTCCTGTTCTCGTCGACGAGATGCTTCCCGGCGATACCTTCAATCTCAATATGACTGGCTTCTGCCGTCTTGCTACACCTATCTTCCCGCTCATGGACAACATGTACATGGACACGCAGTACTTCTTCGTTCCTCTTCGCCTCGTTTGGGATAACTTCCAACGCTTTATGGGTGAACAACGTGATCCGGGAGACTCTACCGATTTTCTTGTTCCTCAAATCGTTTCTCCAGCTGGCGGCTATGCCGTCAATTCGATTTACGATCACATGGGCATTCCGCCCTCTATCGCTGGCATCTCTCACTCTGCGCTTTTCTTGCGCGCTTATAACTTGATTTACAACGAGTGGTACCGCGATCAAAACATGCAGGATTCTCTTCCGGTGCCGCGAGGTGACGGTCCTGATGCTCCTACTGACTATGTTCTTCAACGTCGTGGCAAGCGCCACGACTACTTTACTTCTGCTCTGCCGTGGCCTCAAAAAGGGCCCGGCGTTACCATCCCGCTTGGCGGTGTTATTCCTATTGAATCCAATGGTCTTTCTCCTACTTTTGCTCCTGTCTCTGGTGGTGCAGACCGCTCTTTCCGCCTCGAACCTATCGCCAACAATTACACCTCGCTTTCTGGTGCCACTGCTGGTGCTGTAACACCGATGAAATTCGGCACCGAGACTGGTCTTACCGGCGATCTTTCCATGGCCACTGCCGCTACGATCAATTCTCTTCGTCAAGCTTTTGCTGTTCAATCCATCTTTGAAAAAGATGCCCGCGGGGGTACCCGCTATACGGAGATTATCCGTGCTCACTTTGGAGTGACTTCTCCCGATGCGCGACTACAACGACCTGAATACCTCGGAGGCGGATCAAATCCCGTCAATATTTCACCTATTCCGCAAACCTCGCAAACCAACTCGACCAGCCCGCAAGGCAATCTGGCAGCTATGGGCGTTGCTCATTTACGCAATCATGGCTTTACTTATTCTTCCACTGAGCATGGCATTGTTATTGGTCTTGTCTCTGTTCGCGCCGATCTGACTTATCAGCAAGGCATTAACCGTATGTGGTCTCGCAAAACACGCTTTGACTACTACTGGCCTGATCTCGCCACCATTGGTGAACAAGCTATTCCACGTAAGGAAATTTATGTCACTGGTGCACCTGCAAACGACGAAGTCGTTTTCGGCTATCAGGAACGCTTCGCCGAATATCGATATAAACCGTCCAACATTAGTTCTCTATTCCGTAGCTCCGCTCCTCAGTCTCTCGATGCATGGCATCTCTCTCAAGAATTCGCATCAGCTCCGGTTCTGAGCTCCGACTTTATCGTCGAAAATCCTCCTGTCGATCGCGTAATCGCTGTCCCCTCTGAGCCTCACTTCATTGGCGACTTTTACTTCAAATATCGCTGTACGCGCCCGATGCCTCTCTTCTCCGTTCCCGGTCTGAAAATGACCTTCTAGCTATGAAAAAAATCTATTACCGCAAATATCAAGGCGGCTGGATTACAGCTGCTATCGCCGGCGGCGCCGCCCTGTTGGGCGGCGTCATGGGTAACGATGCTAATGCTAAGGAGGCCTCTCGAAATCGAGCCTTTCAGGAGAACGCTGCTAAAAACAGACATCAATGGGAAGTTGATGATCTTCGTGCAGCTGGTCTTAATCCGATCCTTTCTGGTACCGGTGGCTCTGGTTCTGCTACCAATGCCACGTCTGCGGCTACGCAACAAGACGCTATAACTCCTGCTGTTCAATCCGCTATGGCCGCTCGTCAACAAGACGAGCAGCTCCAACTTATGAAGGCTCAGACCGAAAAGACTAAGCAGGAGGAAAAAACCACTCATGAAGCCGAGCAAACGCAACGAAACCAGCAGGCAAATCTGGCTTGGGACACTGCTCTCAAAGAACGTCAAATCCAACAGACAGAAGCGGCTACCCGTAACACGGATATGGCTACTTTGCGCACGGCCGAGGAAGTTCGGACTGAATCAGAACGCGCCGCGTTCGTCCGTGCGCAAGCCGAAGAGGCTCGACAACGAGCTGCCTACACTTCCCATACAGCTCGATCTGCTAAGGTGGAAGCCGACATTGATTCCCATGAACGAGGCATCCAAATGAAGTGGCTTAATCGTGCCACTGACTCAGCCGAAGGCGTCTCCTCTGCTGCCCGTGGTTTCATTAATCCTTTCCACGGCTCTAAACAACGTCCTCCCTATCGTCGTTAAACATGCCGTCTCAATTTCGGAACGAAATTGGGACGGAACACTGACTATCTCTTTTTACATAGGCCCAATATGTCCATCTCTATCTCACCATCTACAAACATCTCATTTCAACCACCCTCTGACGTCATCACAGACATCATTGGCCCCTACACTAAAAAATTAAAAGTCTCTACTCTCATCGATCCTGACGACGATCTTGCTCAGCAAGAATTCAAGGACGAAACTGATATCAATACCATCATGGCCCGCTATCACAGCGGGCACGCAATTAACTTCGTCAATAAACATGCTCCGCAATACGGCGACGTTTCTTCTATCGACTTCCAGTCCGCAATGGAAACGGTCGCCCAGGGCAAATCTATGTTTGCCGATCTCCCTTCAAATATCCGGGAAAAGTTCAAAAACGACCCGGCTCTGTTCATGGATTTCATCCATGACGAAAAAAATGCCGCAGAAGCGGCTGAAATGGGCCTTCTGAGCCCTGAAGCGACCCAACGCATACTCAACCCTACCCCTGAGCCTACGAAGGCTCCTGAGCCCGATAAATCGGTCGCTCCTAAGCCCGATTAACCGGGCGCGGCGTTATTACTATCTTGTTGTAATAACGCCAGTTGACACCACCGTGCTCAACTACTAAACTGAAGCCTCTTAATAATGTTTTTATAAGGAAATAATCATGGCTAAACGTTCCTCGATGTCTCGTAAGAGCTCAAAACGTCTCTTTTCAAAAACGGCTTCTAAATCTCACGCGAAAAACTTTTCGCCAAATCCAATGCGCGGCGGCATTCGCCTCTAACCATGCCGTGCTACAAACCACTTAAAGGGTGGCTTTCCCGTTCTGGGGGAGTCACCTTTATTGCATCTGAGGCTTACAAAGACACCACCAAAGAGGTGGCCTGTGGCAGATGCATTGGTTGCCGCCTCGAGAACTCTCGTATGTGGGCCGTACGCTGTGTACACGAGGCCCAAATGCATGAAAACAATTGTTTTCTCACACTCACTTACGCACCTGAACACCTTCCTGAAGGAGGCACTCTTGTCCCCGAACATTTCACCAAATTCCTCAAGCGCTTACGTAAGCAAATACACCCGCAAAGAATCTCTTATTTCCATTGTGGTGAATACGGAGAATTGCTCTCAAGACCTCACTATCACGCCCTTATCTTTGGATACGACTTCCCAGATAAAAGATTTTCTCGCCAGTCTAAATCTGGACACCCAACTTTCTCTTCTGAACTCCTTGACCGACTATGGGGACTCGGTCATTGCAATATTGGCGAGCTCAACTTCGAGACAGCCGCATACACCGCTCGTTATGCTCTCAAAAAAATTACAGGAGATCTTGCTGAATCTCATTATTCCGGAAAGCACCCGGAGTACTGCACCATGTCTACCAAACCTGCCATTGGAAAACGATGGCTAGACAAACATATCGATCAGGTCTACCGCCGTGATCGAATCGTCGTAAATGGGAAGGAACAACTCCCTCCCCGCTATTACGACAAACTCCTGCGTCGATCCGACGCAAACAAGTACGACAA